TGGAACTAGCAGAGGTTACCGTTTGTGAAAAAGGAGTCAACCAAGAAGCTAGCTTTGATATTCTCAAAGCGGAAGGTGGTCGCCCAACATCGTCTTGCATAGATGGAAGCTGTTTAGTGAAAAGCGAGCATACACACGCTCCGACTACTGTTCTAACAAAAGAGGATGGAACGGTTGACTTCTTGGCTTCTCTAGTCAATTTAGTAAAAGATGATGATCCGTTTACTAATACTCCGGGCAAAGACGACACTCCCGTTCTGGGGGATGAAGAAGCATACCGTAAGAGGGAAACGGTTCACCATCAATTGTTGGATGCACAAGGATTCCCAGCGGAGGTGGAACCAGAACAAAACAGGTACATCCCTACCGCAGAGATTGAGTTAGATGAAAACAGTAGACCTATAAATGTCAAGCCACCATGGGTTGTCAACGAAGCAGGACAAGACTTGGGAACGAGTCACATTAACGAAGCTCTCACTAAACCTTCTCTTACCGCTCCAAAAAGCAAACCTTACAACCTGCAAAAATTCTTTGGGTTCTCAGGGCAACGCAAGAAATCTATGATTGTAGAGGGTCAAGACTCTGCTCTGGACGCTTTCTTAACTAAAGACATTGACCAAACTGAAAGGTCTACGATGGCGACTGAGCGCAGAGATAAAACAAAAACTTCAGGTGCTATTCCTATGCTTGTAACTTTCGTATCCTCACCAAAAAAGGTGAAGAAATCAGATGACTGTGGTTGCGATTAATAGTATAATAAAGGAGTAACCCAATGGGTGAATGCAAATGCGGTGGCAGATGCGGCTGCAAATAAACTGAAAGTAAGGAGGACTCCTCGTGCAGGGAATTATCGCTAGAGTTACTGTAATCATTCCACTTCTTGTGGGTGTTGTGGTGGCAATAGCTATGGACTTAGTGGACGATATACTAGGAATACTTACTGCCGTTAAGGATGGTAAGATTACATTGGAGGAACAGCAAGCTATTGATACACGGCGGTCTGTTAGAAGGTGGACTGCTCTAAAAGCACTAGCAGGTAAAGCTCCATACTTTACTGTGGAATGAAGCAGGTGATCTGTTATCTAGTAAGTGGCTCCCAATTTAGGGAGCCATTTGCTTTTAAGTAGAAGGTGTGGTATAATCAGGTAAAGGAGATTAGGAATGGCAAGACGATCATGGACAAGGTGTGCTTGTGGAACGAAACTTCACGTAAAGAAGGGTCATACTGTTTGCCCGCCATGTCAAAAGAAAGCGAGAAAGAATGAAAAGTGATGGTGTAAGTCCTAAACATTACAGTCAGTTTAAGATAGAACCTTTTGACTTTATACATGCAAATGGTTTAGGGTTTGCAGAAGGTAATGTTATAAAGTATGTTTGTAGGTGGCGGGAGAAAAACGGGGTAGAGGACTTAGAAAAAGCGAAACGTTATATAGAATTACTAATAGAAGGAGTAAGTAATGAAACCCGTAGTTAAAAAATTGATCCCCTTTGTAGGCGTTGCCGCCTTGACAGCACTCAGTACGTTAGGTATTATGAAAAGAGATCGAATTGCTTATAAGATATATGAAAAAAGTTATAAGCATCAGATCAAAAAAGAAAACATTACGCCATCATAAGTAAGGTAGAGATTATGTCTTTAGGTATCGAAAACTTTTTCA